ATACTTAATTCATAATTAAAATAACAATAAGTGGTTAAAACCACAAAAAATTAAAACAAAAACAAATGGCATATAATGTAACATCGTTAACTAATTATACTAACGAACAAAATTTTCCAATTTTAAAAGCTTCTATTTTAGGAAGTAAAACAGCTTCAATTTTCACACTTCAAACTGGTATCAAATCTAGTGCTGCTTTGAATATTATGGCTGTAACAGCAACACTTCAATCTGATGCTGTTGGTGCAACAACTGCTGGTGGTGGTGATGTTGTTTTTTCACAAAGAATGTTAACTGTTGCACCTATTGCAGTACGTGAATTTCTTGACCCAAAAACACTTAATGCAAAATACACACAATCACAAGTAAAAAATGGTAGTTCAGATAATGAATTGGCTTTTGAAGCTGAAATTGTTGAACAATTAATTGCTGGTATTTCAGCTAAAAATGAAATTGCTTTATGGATGGGTGATAAATCAAACGCTTCAAGTAATTTAAACCAATATGATGGTTACATTAAATTGATTGATGGTTTTGCATCAACTGCAACAACTACAACAACTGCTGCAACATTTTCAGTAAGTACTGCAATTGCAAATGTTGATGAATTATACGCTGCAATTCCAGTTGAAGTATTAGATGCTGAAGATATGGCTATTTATATGGGTCGTGATTATTTCAGAATTTACACAACTGCAATGAAAAATGCTAATATGTTCCATTACACAGCTGATTCTACTGATGGTGAAATTGCTGTTGCTGGTACAAACATTAAAGTAATTGCTTTGAATGGTTTAAACGGTTCAAAAAGAGTTGTTTGCGGTAGAAAATCTAACTTTTTTGTAGGTTGTGATTTAGATGGTGAAGAAGATTCAGTTAATGCTGTTTATTTACCAGAAACTGAAAAAGTAAAAATCAAAGTTTCTTACAAATATGGTGTTCAAATTGCATTTCCACAAGAAGTTGCAACACTTAAAGTAACTGCATAATTAAAAATAGTAATGGGTGTTGAAAATACACCCAGAACTAAAAAAAATAACATAAAAAAATAAAATATATAAATATATGTCTTGTATAAATAAATTAACAGCAAATGTTGCTTATGACTGTACCAATGTTGCCAATAGAGCAAAAGCTGGTTTAGAAACTAAAGCTGTTTTAATAAATAAAAATGATATTGATTTAACTACTTTAACACAATCTGGTGCAACAGTAACATCTTTGTTACTATTATCTGGTAAAACAGGTTATGAAGTTAGTTGGTTAAAACAATTAGGTACATCAGCTGCTGAATTTTCAGTAAATGATGGTTTAGATACGTTCCAACAATCATTTGCTTGTAGAGTATTTGGTTCTGGTGCTGCTGATGCAACTAGAATTAATGAATTATCATCTGGTGAATTTGTAGTTGTTGTTGAAACTCGTTATAAAGGTATCGGTAATGCTGATTCTTATAAAGTTTTCGGTTTAGAAAATGGTTTAAAAATGAGTGAAGGGTCATTTACATCTAATGAAAATGATGGTTCATTCTTATTCACATTAGCTTCACTTGAAGGAATGGGTGAAAAATTCCCATATCAAATTTATGCTGGTGCTTCTTATTCAGCAGCAACTGCTAAATTCAACGCAAATTTTGCATAATAATTAGGTTTACAATAAATAAAACCTAGAGTATAATTAAAGGGTAAATAGGTTAATTCTATTTACCCTTTATTATTTTCTAAACTGAATAAAATATGAACAAAGAACAACTAGAACAATTATTATTAATACCATTTGGTGAATTAACACCAGAAAATAAAAATGAACTAATGAATTATTACCAATTTATTTTTAATACAAAAATATGTATTAGTTGTAAAGATAAATTCAAAATATATTATGAAAAATTATTTAAAAATGGTTTAGAATTATTAAATGAAAAAACCAGCAATTTTAAATTAAGAACAAATTTAGGTGTATTCCAAATTGAACTTGGTGATGGTTCATCAATATCAACTACTGATGCACCAGATGTTATTTGTATAAAGTTTTTAAAAGAAAATCCAAATCGAATTGAAATGTTTGAAATATATCCAGAAAATTGGATTGAATTAATAAAATAACAAAAAAAAAAATAAGCGAATAAATAAATGAAAATAAAATTAGTTGATGTTGATAATAGACTTTCAATAAAATTTAATGCTATTGATGGAATATATCCAAATGGTGATGATAACGCATATCCACAACTAGTTACTTCAATTGTTAATAGTAGTGTTACAGCAAAACAATGCGTTGATTTAAACGCAAAATATATATATGGTAAAGCTTTTAGTTTTACTTCAAATATAACTGATAAAACAAGCCTTATAATTAATAAAAAAGGTTTAAATATAAACCAATTATTAAGAATTGTATCAAAAGAATTTTCAAAACAAAACAATATCTTTTTTCATATAAATTTTAATGCACTTTATGAAATTACATCTGTTGAATTGTTATCTACTGAAGATGTTAGAATTGGTAAATCTGATTCAACTGGATATTCTGGTAAATTTATTGTTTATGATAATTTTGATAAAACAAAATCTAAAAGAATTGACAAAAAAGAATTTAATATAATTGATAAATACAATTCAAAACCAATAGTTATTGATGCACAAGTTAAAGCTGCTGGTGGTTGGTCAAAATACAAAGGTCAAATATTACATATCAATTCAGATTTTGGTGATTTATATTCATTAGCTGATGTTGATAGTGTTATTCGTGATGCTGATTCAGAATATTTAGCAAGTGTATTTAAAAATTCTGGATTACGTAAAGGTTTCTTTGGTGCTAAATTATTTATTACAAAACCATTTGCAAGTGATTATGAACGTAAAGATTTTGAAGCTACAATTCAAGATTTAAAAGGTTCAGAAAATTCATCTGGTGTTCTTTTACTTGAAGCAAATTTAGAATCAGATAATTTAGCTGAACACATTATAATTCAAAACATTGATACAAATATTGATGATACATTATTTCAATCAACAGAACAAAGTTCAGCTAGAAATATTCGTAAAGCTTTTGGTATTCCATCAATTTTATTAGAAGATTCTGATAATAGTATTTTTGGTAATTCTGGTGAATTATTAATACAAGCTAAACAAATGCATTGGGAAAATAAAAGTGAAGAACGTTCAATAATTATTGATGCTTTTGAAATGATATTTTCAAAATTCCACAAACAAATAAACCCATCAAATGATTGGTCAATTTTACCAATTATTGAAAAACAAATACTACCAACAAATGAATAATATATTAACAGCAACCGAAATAAAAAATTATAAAGATATTGGTAATAAAATTGATGAAAATAAAATTAATGGTGTTATTGAACAAGCACAATTAATTGATGTAAAATCACTTTTAGGTGATAGATTTTATTTTGATTTATTAAACAATCTTAACAATACAATTTACCTACCATTATTAGATGGTTGTTCATTTACATATTTTGGAATTACATATACACACGATGGAATTAAAGCACTTTTAGCTGATTATTTTATGGCAAAATATGTTCTATCAATTAATACTAATTTCACACCATTTGGTGCAACAACTAAATCACCTATTGATGGTGAACTAGCTGATAGAAATACACTTAAAGATATTTCAACACAACAATTACAAATGGCTGGTGCTAGATGGGAACTAGTTAAATTATACTTAAATGCTAATTTTTTAACATTCCCAGAATGGCACAATAACATCTATGGTTCTGAAGTTGGAGTAATTCCAGAACGTACATTAAAATTTAGAAAAATATAATGAAAACACTAGCAGCAATTTTTCTAATATTCACAACCTTTTTAACACCAATAACACCTTTACTTGTATTGATGATTATTTTTGTGTTATTAGATACATTTTTTGGGATTTACACATCAATTAAAATTGATGGTATATCTTCTTTTAGAAGTCATAAATTATTTAACGTTGTAGTTAAATTATTTTTCTATTTAACAACAATAGTTTTAGCATTTGGAATTGATAAATATATATTTGATGGTGCAATATTTAGTATTAAATATTTATTACCAAAAGGTATCACAATGTTATGGATATATATAGAAATAAAATCATTAGACGAATCGAATATTAAACTGGGTAATAAATCATTTTGGGTTTTATTAAAAGAATTTATTACTAAACTTAAAGGAATTAAAACCGATATAGGTAAATTAATAAAATAAATAAAAAGCTATCAATTATGATAGCTTTTTTTTTGCTTTACATTGTGTTAATCTTATAGTATTATTAGCGTATATAAGCTGTTACAGCAACGATTAATACAAAATGATATGAATGATGAAGACGATAATAAAAGTGCTGGAAGACCCTTTAAAATGGTTACTTGGTTAAGTGCTTTAAAAGAAGTATTAGCTGATGAAGATATTCTATTTTTAAGTGATAAAGATTTAGTTTTTTTAGTTAATGATAAACTACCTAAAAAACAAAGAATTGCTGATAATACGTTTGAAAAATGGAAGGCTGGACAATACGCACCAAATGAATCAGTTGGTAAAGAATTTATTCAATGCATAAAATTAGCACTTATTAAGCAAAAGCAATATTTAGGTGAACGATTAAGAAATGATACAACTGGACAATGGACAAGATACGCTTGGATATTGGAACGTAAATTTGCTGATTGGAATCTTAAACACGTTTCAGAAAATATTAATAAAAATGAAACTGAAACTGTTATTAATATTACAGCTGGTAATGAAGCACAAAGAAAATTAATTGATGATTTAATTAACAGTACCGATTTTATCGAAATAAAACCAAACCAAATTGAAGGTAATCAAAATAACGAAATAGAAGATGAATTACCTTTTTAATGATTACACCAACAACTGCATTTAATAAAATTGCAACACTAAAAAAACCTATTCGAGTTATCCAAGGTGGTACATCAGCTGGTAAAACATTTTCAATCCTTTTATATTTAATCTATTACGGACTTAAAAAAGATTTGTTAATATCAATTGTTGCTGAATCAGTTCCAGTACTTAAAAGAGGTGCTTATAAAGATTTTCAAGATATACTAATATCGTTGGATTTATACGATGAAATTAATCATAACAAAACCGATAGAACAATAAAAGTTGGTAAATCTACTTTTGAATTTTTTAGTGCTGATGATTCAAGTAAATTACGTGGTTCTCGTAGGGATATTTTATTTTTAAATGAAGGAAACAATGTAACATTTGAAGCATTCCAAGAACTTAATGTTAGAACAAAACAATTTACTTTTTTAGATTACAATCCAACAGCACCATTTTATGCACATACTGAATTAATTGGTGGTGAAGGTGTTGATTTTTTAATTTTAAACTATAAAGATAACGAATTTCTAAACCAGAAAATAATTAACGAAATTGAAAGTTGGGAACTAAAAGCTGAAACATCTGAATACTACAAAAACAGATGGAAAGTAATGGGTTTAGGTCAATTGGGTATTCAATCTGGTGCAATATATAATGATTGGACTGAAATTGATTCATTACCAGTTAATGCTGAATTATTGGCAAGTGGATTAGATTGGGGTTATGCCAATGATATGACGGCTTTAGTATCACTTTACCGTTACAATAGTGAATTAATATTAGATGAAAAACTATATCAAAAAGGTATGTTGAATAGTCAAATAGCACAACATATAAAAGGTACTGATGCAAAAAATGGAATTATTTATTGTGATAGTGCTGAACCAAAATCAATTGCTGAACTTAAATATTATGGTTTAAATGTATTACCAGTTATAAAGGGTAAAGATAGTATTAATTATGGTATTCAATTAGTACAAGAACAACCATTTAGGGTTACAACTCAAAGTTTAAATATAATTAAAGAGTTGCAAAATTATACTTGGATGAAAGATAAAGATGGTAATTCTTTAAATATTCCAATTGATAATTTCAACGATATTTTGGATGCGACTAGATATATATTTTTAATGAAATTCAGCAAAAGAACAACACACTTTAATCTAAAATGGAAACACTAATAAATTATAAACTATCTGATTTTTTAAAACTTAATAATGAAATAGAATTACAATCATATTTAGTGATTTTAGACCTTTTAAAGCCTTTAAAAACAATAAGCAACCCAAAGTATAAATGGTATAATAAACAACCTAAAAACCTTTTAATTAAATCAATAAAAGCTTTATCATTTGGTGAAGTAACAGAAATTAGAAATAATTTTAATGAAGGTTCAATTGATAGTGTTTTAGAATCTGTTAAAATGGTTGTTGATGTGTCAGATAAAGAAATTTTAAACTTTACAATACTTACATTTTATGGTATTATTTCATATATGAAATCTGAATTAAATGAAATTACCAATATGGAAATTAACGAATTAACAGATGAATCATTTGATATAAATGTTGAAGCGGTTAATGCTAAAGAACGTATGGGTAAATATGGTATTTTAAATACAATTGATTCTTTAGCAAAAGAAGATGTTTTAAAATGGGAACTAATAGAAAAATTACCATATATGACTGTATTTACAAAAATGTGTATTGATAATGAAAAAAATAAGATTCAACAAGAAATTAATGAATTAAGAATGAAAAAACAAAAACAAAACTAATGTATGATTTTTTAAAAAACCTAGCTGAACTAAACCTTTATATTTTTGAATATTCAAGAAGTGATTATCAAAATTTATTTGATGATATGGAATATGAAAAAATACATTTATTTGTTGACCCAATAACAACTGATTCATTATTTAGTGCATCTGGTTTTGAAGTTGAAACATATACTGGTAAAATGATGTTATTAATTTCTAGTGATGTTGATGAAACATATTTAGAAAAATACAATGATAATATTAAACCATTAATTAATGGTGCATTAGCAACATTAAAACAAACACTTATTTGTTCAGATTTTGAAGTTATTAAATTTCAAACTACTGAAGTTATTAATTTATTTGATACAAATTTAGATGGTGTGTTAATAACATATTCAGTTAGATTATCAGTTTAAAATGATTGATAATAATACAATTTTAAAGCACGAAATGGAAACATTAAAAGCTGAAATTATAGCTGTTTATAATGCGAGTGGTAAAAGAACTACTGGTGAATTTGAAAAGGGTTTAGAAATTAAATATGGTGCAAATTCAGCAGTTTTATCTGGATATGTTTATTTAGCTGGTAGGGTAGGTGGTAAACAACCACCAATTGCTGCAATTGAAAAATGGATAATTGCAAAAGGAATACCAATTGAATCAACAATGAAAATTTCAACATTAGCTTATTTAATTGCAAGAAAAATTGGTAAAAATGGAACTAAAAAAGAAAACCATTTAGCAATTTATGACCAAGTAATAACACCAGCAAGGATTGATGAAATACTTGAAAAAATAAATAAAATAAATATTACAGTATTCGTTGATGAAGTAACTGTAATGATAACAAAACTTGTTAACAACAAATAATAATGATTCAATTTCAAACAAATTTATTAACTGTAAACCCAGCTTATAACGATTCGATTATAAAATATAAATCAACAATTGTTGGAATGATTAAAAGCGAAATAATAGTTAATAATTCAACATTTATAGTATATCCATTTAATGAAATTTTTAGTTTTAACTTTAAAGAAATTGCAAAAGTTGAAATTAATACTAATGGTTTTAAAGATTCAATTTTACCAGATTTATCAGCTGGTAATTTTATCTATTCAGATTCAACTTTACAAACAACATTAAGTGGAACAATTAAAACAATAAATTCATTAACAAGTGATACTATAAATTTCACATATTCATTTAGTAAAAATGTAGAACAATTGATTAATTATAATCAAAAATTATTAACTACTAATGATGTTGTTGTATTGTTACCATCTGAAAACAACTTTGATTATTCAGTAAATTACACTGAAGGGTTTCCATTTGATTTTGCTATTAGAGGTTTAAAAATTGGTGATACATTTAATTTTAAAGTTTTAAATTCTGGTATTCCAACACCAATTTCTAATGTGATAACAAACGGTGTAAAAAGAATATTTTTATCAGATGGTTTAATTTCATCAATACTACCATTAAATACTTTTGTTAATATTGTTGAATTGTATGTTAATGGGGTGGTTAAAGCAAATATTAAAATTAATAAAATTGAAAGTAAATGTGGTGTTTATTTAAAATGGTTCAATGAAAATGGTGGTTATTCTTATTGGTTATTTGATAGTATTTTTAAAGAAAATATTAAAACAAAAGACTTACAAGAAGTGCAAGGTAATTGGGATAATCTTCAGAATTTAACATCAACATCAGAAAGCCTTGGTAAACTATCTAATAGTTCAATGCAAGTTTCAACGAAATATAATTTAACTGAAAAAAAATATTTATTAGATATTTTAAAATCACCAAAAACAGAAATGTACATTAATAATTCACCATTTACAAAACAAAATGAATTTAATTTTATTGGTGTTAAAGTAAGTGATGATGGTTTTACTATTGATACTAAAATGACTAATAATAAACTAAAAATAACACTTGAATTACCAGCTACAAATACTATAACTTACTAATGAATGATGAACGATTATATTTTAATGGTAAAGAATTAATCTTACCAATAGGTCAACCAATAGCGAAAACATTCCAAGTCAATGATATTGGTAATATTACTGATAGACAAACAAATTTTACAAGAACAATCAATTTACCTAAAAATCCAACTAATATAAAAATATTGGATTTTTTAGATGTTATTGGAAATAATTCCAATATACCATATCAACAAAATAGAATTGATTATTATGTTGGTAACGAATGTTTAATATATAATGGTTGGGGTAAAATTAGCGAAGCTGGTGATACATATAAATTAAATATTTATGATGGTATTATTGGTTTTTATAAAACAGTTCAAAATAAATTTGTAACTGATGCTGATATTTCACTATTAAACCATAATAAAACTATTACAAATGTTGTTAATAGCTGGACTAGTAACACACCATATCAATATATTATTGCTGATTATAATGGTAAAAAAACTTATACACCGACTGGAACAACACAAGAAATTATTAATATTGATTATTTAATACCATCAGCTAATGTTAAATTTATTTGGGATAGAATTTTTGATAAATTTGGTTTTACTTATGAAGGTAATATTTTTAATTCTGAAGCATTTAAAAACCTTTGGATAAGTTACCCAAAAGAAAATTCAACACTAGTACCAAATAAATTATTAATTAACCAACAAACATTTATACCATTTCAATATACTACAACATATTATTCTGGTTATGCACAATTAAGTAATGTAATTAATTTTGCGTGGTTATTTCAGATACCATTTTCAACGCCCTATGCTAAAGTCTTACCAGCTGGAACTACAACCACAACTTTTGGTGATATAATTCCAAATGTACCTTATATTAATATTTTACAAGATGGTACTTATAGTATTGATTTAAGTGGTTTATCTTATACATCAATTGTTAATTATAAATTTAAAAGAAATGGTGTACAATATGCTTTTGGTCAATTAGAACCAAACACAACGAATACTGGATTAACAAAAATATTTAATTGTTTAGCTGGTGATATGTTATCTTTTATACTAGTTGACCCAATAGCAACTTTTAGTTTTAGTGAAACGTTTTCTAGGGTTGATGGTTACGCTGTTAATTTTGAAGATGCTTTTATTAATTTTAAAATAACTGATTTTATAAACGAAATACTTCAAAGATTTTCGTTAACAATGTTCCCAGATAAATATGAAAACAAGTTATCATTTTTAACAACGGCTGAATTATTACAATCAAATAATGCAATAAATTGGAGTGATAAAAAACCAAATTTAATAAATACAACATATTCACTAAATGGTTATTCACAAAATAATCGTTTTAAATATAAATATAATGAAACTGATGCATTATATAATGATGGTTTAATTGTTATAGATAATATCAATTTAAGTGATGAAAAAACAATATTAAGTTCACTTATTTATACACCAGAAAAAAAACAAGAATCGATGTTTGATTTTCAATCAAATGTTTATAAATTTTGGAATAAAGAAGTTAAAGAAAATAACGTAATAAAATATAAAGCACTTGAAAATAGATTTTATTTAATGCGTTCAGAAAGTCATACTTTTAACACACCACTTAAAATTGGTTCTGAATTGGTCAATACACAACAAACAATTACAAGCTGTAAAAAAGAAAGTTATTCAAGATTAAAATTTCAAGAAATTATCACTGATTATTATGAACCAATTGGTAGTATTCTTAATAAATCAAAAATATTTCACGTTGATTTGTATTTGACTACAAAAGATGTTAATGAATTTGATTTTAAAAAACTTGTTTATATTGACCAATTTGGTAGTTATTTTTTAGTTAATAAAATTTCTAATTTTATACCAAATAAGATAACAAGATGTGAATTAATTGAAGTTGATAATAATGTTACATTATCAACATATATTCCATATATACCATATATTCCAACTTTTAGTGCTACTAGTTTAACAATTAATAGTGTGGTTGTTAGTGGTTGTCAAGTTACATTGAATTATTCAACAGATGCATCTATTGGTACACCAATTAATATTGTTGCACAACCAAATACGTTTGGAGTTCCAGTATATACACAACCAGACCCATTATATTTATATAGTTCAATAATTATTAATTCTGGAACAACTAATACTATTTCATTTTCAGTTGATGCTGGTGCATATTATAATGTTCAATTATCAATTTCAGCTGGTTATATTGCTACACCAATAAATTCTAATGAGTTTAGTTTTGCTAATGTTACAAGCTGTATTGTTAGTTCACCAAGTCAATTAACAATTACTAATGTAACACTAGTAAGTGCTGGAACTTGGAGTAATTCATATAATATTAATTTTCTAACAGATACTGTATTACCTAGAACGGTTTATTACGCTGATTATAGAACACCAAGTTTATTTGACCCAAGTAATCCTTATGGTGGTTCGTTTGGTGGTTGGTCAGATTACACAAGCGTTTCAACATCAATAAATTCAATAACTGCTGATATTTCAACAATGTTTGGAACACCATTAAAAGTAAGAATTAAAATAGGTAATACAGTTTCAAACGAATACACAATTTAAAAATAACAATAAAAAAAGATACCAATGAAATAGAAATGGCAGACAAAATTAACATACTTGAAATAGATATTAACACATCAGCATTAATAACAAAAATGACAGATACACGTGCTGAAATTGATAAACTTAAATTAGCACAAAAAGATTTAACAAACAATAACCAAAGTAATAGTGATTCATTCACAAAAAACGCTGTTGAAATATCAAAATTACAATCTAGTTATACAGCACAAAAAAATGTTGTATCACAATTATCAACAGCTTCAAAAGCATATTCAACAGCAACAGATGCAGCAACACAAGCTGTAGCAAAAGAAAACCTTACAATAGCTGATGCACGTGCTAATAATACACAATTACTTGCATTAAGAAATCAAGTTAATACAAAAACAGTTGAAGGTCAAGCAGCTATTACCGCAATTAATGCTAAACTAGATGAAAATAATAAACATATTAAAGATAATGTATCTGGATATGAACAACAAAAAATTGGTATTGGTGATTATAAAACAGCAATAACTGGTGCATTAAATGATACTGGTTTATTTGGTGGTTCATTACAATCAGTTTCAAAAGTAATGGGTAATTTTTCTGGTATTTTTTCAACAATGAAAACTGAAGTTAAAGCTGGTTCTGAACAAATGAAAAATTCAGCAGTTCAAACTGAAGGAATGACACTAGCACAAAAAGGTTTATCAATAGCAACAAATATGGGTACTGGTGCAATGCGAATTTTTACAATGGCGTTAGCAGCAACTGGTATTGGATTAATAATAATTGCTGTTGCTTTATTAATTGGTTATTTCAAAACCTTTGACCCATTAGTAGATAAAATTGAACAAGGTATGGCTGGTTTAGGTGCTGTTGTAAGAACACTTCAAATTGCTGTTGTTAATTTGTTTTCAAGTTTTGAAAACCTTGGTAATGCAATTTTACACCCATTAGATAGTTTAAAAAAATTAGGTGATAAAATGAATACAGCAGCATCAGCAGCAGCTAATTTAAAAGCAGCACAACAAGATTTAGAAGATGCTCAGAAATCACAAGAAGTTACAAATAATCGTGCTAAACAAATGTATGATGAATTAATACTAAAATCTAAAAATAGAACATTAACTGAAAAAGAACGAATTGCATTTTTACAACAAGCACAAAAAATTGAAGAAGATAATTTTAAACAAAACCAAGCACTTGCTAATGCACAATTAAAACAAGCAATTGAAAATGCAAGAATAAATGGTGAATTATCAAACCAAGAACTTGCAAACCTTAAAAAGAATACAATAGCTTATGGTCAATATTTAAAAAATAAAGGTGCAATTACTGATGATGATTTAAAAAAATTAATCGATGCTGAAAATAAAATAACTGAAGTTAAAGCTGAATCAACAAAACTATTAGAAAAAAATCAAAATTCACAAGATAAATTAAATGATGATGCAGCTGCTAAAAAAGAAAAAGCAATACAAGCTGGAATAGATGCTGAACAAAAAGCAACTGAACTAAAAAATAAACAAGTAGATATTGCAATTCAAAAAAGCAAAGATGAAATTGCTTTATACATAGCACAACAAGGTATTAAAAAACAATCAATAGCTGATGAATTAACAACTGCTGAAGTTGTTATGAATAAAAAATTAGCGTTGCTTAAAACTGAAATTGATGCTGGTAAAATAACTAAAACTGCTGGTGAAGTTGAAGCACTTAATTTAAAAAATGAATTTGCAAAAAAACAAGCTGATGTTACAGTTGCAAATGCTAATACTGAATTACAAACATATTTAGATTTACATAAATCAAAATTAGATGCAAATAAATTCTTAAATGATGAACTGTATCAACAAGAACTAGAAAGACTTAGATTAATTGGTGAAGCTGAAGCAACAGCTGCTAAAGCTTCATTTGATGCTGGGATAACTAATAAAACACAATATGATTCAGCTATTGCACAAATTGATGCAACAACAGCTACAAATAAACAAGCAATTGATGATACTAAAGCACAAGCCGATAAAGATAAAAAAGCAATTGATTTAGAAAACCAAAGAACACTTGACGCTGAAAATTTCACATCAAAATTTGATTTAGATACAGCAAATGAACAATTACGATATACAAATGAACTTGCAGCTGCTGATAAAAATGGTGCTGATAAAACACTTATTGTTGCTAAACATACCAATAATCAAAAGAAAATAGATGAAGCGTTACAAGAAAGTAAAATGGCTGCTGCTGGTGCAACGTTTGGTTTAGTATCTGATTTGTTAGGTAAAGAAACTGTTGCTGGTAAAGCTGCTGCACTAGCACAAGCATTAATTAATACGTATTTAGGTATTACAGCTGGTGTAAAGTTAGGTTATCCAATGGCAATACCAGCTGTTGCAATGGCTACTTTAACTGGTTTTGGTGCTGTTAAAAATATTATTGCAACACGTGCTGAAGGTGGATTAATTCCAACACTTCAATCTGGTGTAATTAATAATGGTGGTAATGTTATTCCATTATCAAATGGTGATGATACACTAGCTTATGTTGGGCAAGGCGAACTTATTTTGAACAAACAACAACAACAAGCTGCTGGTGGTTCAATGTTCTTTAAATCACTTGGTGTACCTGGTTTCAATGGTGGTGGTATTGTTGGTGGTAACGCAAATATAACATCAACTGGTAATTATTCAATTGATTTAGATTTATTAGCTAGTAAAATGGCACAAGCTAATAGAAGTTTACCAGCACCAGTTGTTAGTGTTACAGATATTGCATATCAACAAAATAGAGTTGCAGTAATTGAAGCTGGAGCAAATTTTTAATAATATATAAACCACCAGTATTTGGTGGTTTTTTATTTACATAAATTATTTTCATATTATTTTAAGTAAAATATAACTTTTTGGTTTTTGCTACATATTTATATATAAACAATTTAATATGAACAAAAACAACAACAACAACGAAAGGTTAATAATTAACCAAAAATATTACCAAGATTTATCAAAATTTGATATACTATCAGAAGATGAATTAAATGATTTATTTGCTTTAATTGCAACTGGTAATACCAAAGCATCAAACATTGTAATTGAATCAAATCTTAAACTAGTAATCTATTATGCTAAACAATATAAAAACTATATTAAAGTAGATGGTGTATTTGATATTGATGATTTAATATCTGAAGGTAATCTTGGATTAATAAAATCATTAAATAAATTTAAACCAGAAATGGGTGTTAAATTTTCTTATTATTCTAGTTACTGGATTAAAAAATATATACAAGATTTTTTAATGAATGATGTTAATCAAATCAGAATACCACAAAATAAAATAATTGCTGAAACAAAAATAAAAAAAGAAATTGATGCACTTTACCAAAAACATCAAACAGAAATTACTGATTATGAAATATTAAATTCTAATAAGTTCTTGGTATCTGAAATTAAACATTTCTTTAATAAACCAACAGCTAATAGAATCGGTAATGATGAAATGTTTATACAAGATGATACCACTGAAGATACCACAAACGAAAATAAACATACAATTGAAATTGCTTTAAAATATCTTACTGTTAAAGAACGTAAAGTAATTAAATTCTTTTATGGAATCGATTCTGAAACATCTTTAACAATTGATGAAATTGCTGCTAATCTTAATCTAACTAGACAAAGAATAAACGAAATAAAATTAAATGCACTTGCTAAAATGAAAACTAAAATAACACCCTAAAACAACCCTAAAACAACATTCTAATAAATAACAACAGAAAAAACCATATCAACTACAAACAACACAAAACAAATGAATAGATACGAACTACTAAAAGAAAACCAAGAACTAATATATAAATTTATAAAAAATGGTATATTATCATATATGATGATAAGAGATATTGAAATGTATGAAAACTATTTATCACTAGACGAAAACATAACAAAAGAAATTAAATACATAGTACTAGCTGATGAATACGAACTATCAAATGATAGAATAAAACAAATAATATATCAAATGCAAAAAGATATAAACTAATAACTAAAACCAGTACTGATTGTGCTGGTTTTTTTAATTATAAAATATTAATAACCAATTAGTTAAGTTATTATTATGCTTTATACAAAGTAACTAACTGATTTGTAGATAGTTATACTTAATTTAATATGAAATACAACCAATTAAACCAAATAATATCAAAAGATACCATTAAATAGTGCCAAACCGCATAAAAATATTGAAATCCAGAAATTCCAGCATTTTCACCAGATTATTTACATTGATACTATAATAGCGGCAATAAACACCGTTATTTTGGTATAACGTAAACTAAAATAAAAAGTTCACTTTATTCTTTAGTGAACATTATTTAAAAATCCTAGTGTTTACGGTACTTAACAACCTATCAAGAAATAAACTTTAAAAATAATGTTCACTTTGTTATAAATATACTAGTAAGTGAACATTATTTGTTTATCTTTGTAGTGTTCCAATAAGGAATATAAAAGTACTTTCAATTATTAATTATTAAACTAAAATAATATGTCATTAAAAAATAGTAATACAACTGCTGATTATATTGATTTTGATAAAGCAACTGGTGTTGCAAATAAACTATTAAAAGATACTAAAACTGAATTGATAGGGCGTTATATCATTGTAGCAATTAATACTGGTTTACGTTGTGGTGATATACTTCTATTAACGTATGAACAACTACAAGAACCAACATTATTAATTACAGAACAAAAGACTGGTAAAACAAAAACAATTGCTTTAAATGATTCTATACGTGCAATTATACCAACTGGTGCTGTTGGTTCTTTATTCGTAACACAAAAAGGTGGTACAATATCAATTCAACATTTAAACCGTTTGCTAAAAGATGTATTTGCAAAAGAATCTAAAACACTTAACATCAGTACACATACCTTCAGAAAATGCTTTGGTCGTAGGGTATTTTTTAACAATGGTGAATCAGAAAAATCTTTGGTTTATTTAATGGATTTATTTCAACATTCCAGCCTTATAATGACAAAGAAATATTTAGGTATTAGGCAAGATGAATTGAATGATATTTATATGAATCTGTAAGTGTATATAAAGCCATTTAAGCAACTAATATATCAATGTGGTTGTAGTTGTTATTAAATAATAAAGGGTGCTGTTATAGCACCCTTATTTGCGTTTTATATTAACTAAAATTAAACAGTATCAAATGTTATTGATGTATTACTATATTAACATCAGAACCAATTCCCAATTCAGCTAGTTTAACTCTACTAGGGTACTTATATTTTAGTTTTGTTACTTCTACCATAGCTAATTAAATCTTTGGTGTTAATGTTGATTTATCGTTTGGTTCTAACATTGCATAATATACATCAATATAAATATCCAAATTATCGTTAAGTGTTTTTGAATTATTATTAAGAAATTCAATACAACGATATACATTATAATCGTTATCAAAAATAACATATAATTCAGTATTAAATGTTGAACGATAAATTTGATACTGATTTATTATATTATATTCAATTAGATGTGGTGGTATTGTATCAACTACACTAACTAATCTAAAACCATTAATTGTAACTGGCATATTATGATAAATGGTTTATAAGTGCTGCAACAGATAAAGATTGTTTTATACCATTAGCATCTTTATAAATTATTGTGCTTTTAATTGGTTCGCCTTTCGCACCAACAATTTTACCATCAACATATTTAAACTTTAATTCACCATTTTTATCTTTTAATGTAGAAATGTAATTACACTTAAAATTAGTTGAAACTGATTCTTTTTTAAATTTAGGGAATGATAAAGCAATACCATATTTTAATTCAAAACCAGCATTATCAATTGCTTGTTCTTTTAATAAATCCTTGGTTTGTTTGTTTTGTAATGATAATAGTTCTTTATCTTCAGCTTTATGTTTAGCTGCTAGTTCTTTTCTAGCACCTTCAACTTCA